GATAATCTTGGCATATCACACATATTTATTGCCTAGCCAAAGGCTATAAATATGAGTATGTCAGAACTACAAACAGGCCAACAAGAGATATTTGATTACGTTAAAAATAATCTAGGTGATGGTATGATAGATGTTGAATTAGACCCAAAACACTATCAAACGGCACTAGAACGTGCAATAAACAAATTTAGACAGAGATCCTCAAATGCAGTTGAGGAATCATATGCATTCTTAGAGTTGAAGAAAGACCAAAACACATACATCTTGCCAGATGAAATTATTAATGTTAGAAATCTAAACAGAAGAACTGTTGGATCCCGAACAGAAGGTGGAGAAGGTGGTACATTGTTTGAACCATTCAATCTAGCATACACCAACACTTATTTACTTAGGGCAGGTGCTACTGGTGGCTTGGCAACTTACTATGCTTTCGCTTCATACCAAGAACTAGTAGGAAAATTATTTGGCAGTTTTATCCAGTTCCATTTTGATGTTGCAACGAAAAAATTAACGATTACACAAAAGCCAAGAGCTGATAATGAAACAGTTCTTATGCACACTGACAATTTTCGACCAGACATCACTTTATTCAAAGACATATATTCAAAACCATGGATCAGAGACTACACACTCGCAGTGTCTAAGGTAATGATTGGCGAAGCCAGGGGTAAATTTAACACAATCGCAAGTCCACAGGGTGGCACATCTTTAAATGGTTCAGAGCTAAAACAACAGGGTATGGCAGAGATGGAACGACTTGAGGCTGAAATAGGCAACTACTCAGAAGGCGGCACACCGCACAGTTTTGTTATTGGTTAATACCACCATAAATCTTTTTAAATAAAAGTGTCATGACAAAGTCAAGGTATAAAAAATATAAAGACTGTGATATCGATGAGTTGGAAGACATTGTCACTGATCTTGAAAACATGTCGATAAACGCTTTGAAAAATAAAAAACTAGACATAAGAAAAACTATACTGGGTGCGGTAAAAGAAGCAAAATTAGTCATTGAAAAACGTTTGAAAAAATAGTATAATCAAGTATGTTGATAGGAATAGTAGGACTTATAGGGTCCGGCAAAGACACTGTATCTGACAGGCTGGTGGAAAAACACGGTTACCAAAAAGACAGTTTTGCAAAAAGTCTAAAAGATGCCGTGTCATCTATGTTCAATTGGGACAGAGAAATGCTTGAAGGTGACACAGAATCAAGCAGACACTGGCGTGAACAACCAGATAAATTTTGGAGCGAAAAGTTTGGTAAGCCTGTGACACCTAGATGGGTATTACAATACTTTGGCACAGAGGTTATGAGAGGGCAAATGTATGATGCAATATGGGTTGATAGTTGTATGGGTAGATACAAAGGACAGAACACAGTGATTGCTGATACCAGATTCCCCAATGAAGTGAAACAAATAAGAGCCCAAGGTGGAACAATCATACGTGTCAAAAGAGGTGATGACCCGGAATGGTTTGTAAACTACGTAGAAGGCAACATCGAACCAACCGGCATACACTCATCAGAATATGCATGGGCAAAAGAAGAATTTGACTTTGTAATTGAGAACAACGGTAGTTTAGAAAGTCTTTACGCTAAAATAGACGACCTAATCGTCAGCAACAAGATCACCCATTCTCCAGCCAAGACGTCTGACCCCTTGCAACCTTTGGCAATTGGCGCAAATAGTTTTTAGGTTAGTAGCAACAGTATTTCTCATATCACCATCCACAAAAAACACATCAAGTTGAGCTTGATCTGTGGCTTTGAATCCACATAGTTCACATTTTTTCTTTTTCCTATAGCCGGATCTTTGCAAAGCCGTAACGCCTCCAACTTTGTTACCCGATTTTTTTCGTATGCAAGTGTCACAAAGACTTCGCCAATAAACCTTATTATACCGCTTATATGCGTAGGCCCTAGGTTTAGCCTTACACATTTTGCAAAGTGGTCTATTTTTATACTGCATGACAGTATTTACGTTCCCTATATAGGCACCTAGAAAATGGTAAATTATGTCAGCAAAACCGTATGATCTAATAAATAACTCTAGTATACGTACAACTTGCAAGGAGAATACGAAAAATGGCAAATTTGACATCACCAGGAGTAGAAGTTTCAGTAATAAATGAAAGTTTCTACGTACCATCAGATGCTGGGACTACACCACTATTCATAGTGGCATCAGCACAAGATAAACAAAACGGAGCAGGCGACGGCACTGCGGCAGGCACACAAACTGCCAATGCCAACACTGCTTTTTTAATTTCATCACAAAGAGAATTAACAGAAACTTTCGGAGATCCGAAGTTCTTCACAGACGCATCAGGCAATCCATTACACGGTAGTGAATTAAACGAATATGGCTTACAAGCGGCATACAGCTTTTTAGGAATAGCCAACAGAGCATTCGTGCTTAGAGCAAACGTGAACACAGCAGAATTAGTTGGAAGTGCAAACGCTCCAACGGCTAGACCCACAGATGGTACATATTGGTTTGACCTTGCATCAAGCTCTTATGGCTTATTTGAGTGGTCACAGACTGATCAGAAATTCACAGCAATAACTCCAATATTGATCACTTCAGTTACTGACCTGGTAGGTAACGTGTCAACAGGTGTTCCAAAACAAAACGTTGGGAACATAGGAAGTTATGCTATCAATACAACACATGTAACAAACAAGATTTACAAGAAAAACGCAAGTAACACATGGAACCATGTTGGTTCAAGTGCATGGCACGCCGCGTTGCCAATCGTCACTGTAGCTTCAGGCACAACTGTGACAGACGGTAAAACGATGGTGCTAAATGACGTAACAATCACTGTATCTGGAACAGCATTGTCTAACGTTGCAACGGCAATTGGCTCTAACGTAACCAACGTTACGGCGAGTGTCAACTCTGTGACAGGGAACCTAGAAATTTTCCACAATGGTCAATTTGCAGGTGACTCCACAGGCGGTGCAGGAACAATTAGATTCAATGAAGGCACAGGATTATTAGGCGAACTTGGAATAACAACAGGCGTTAAAAATGGACCTAAGTTCTTACAAGCGAAACACACTGACAGACCAACTTGGAAAACAGCAGACGAGAACAGACCTAGTGGCTCTGTTTGGTTCAAGACTACAAGTGCAAACTCAGGTGCAAACATCATATCTAAACTTTACAGTGCATCAGCAGGATCATTTTCAACAATAAGTTCACCACTTTTTGCAAACAACCACCAGGCTATCTTTAATCTAGATCCAGCTAACGGTGGAACTGGTTTATCTGCAGGTGACTTATATGTTCAGTTCAACGTGACTGAAGAGAGTATGACAGCCAATGACCTAGGTGGAGCAGACACTACAAACAATGTAGGTGACTTCCAGATCTTTAGATATGAAGGTGGAGAAACTATTATCAACTCCAAGACTACATTCCCAAGCTTCACAGCAGGAGAAACATTCTCTGTACAGGAATCATTGAAAAACCAAGAAGCATTAGACACTGCTAAAACAGTAACGATGATCTCAGGTGATGGTTCTACATTGGGTGACGCAGACGACTTTGTCACTGCATTCTCAACAGCAAACTTCACAAACTTAGAAGCATCTGTAATCACTTCAGGTGATTTCAAAGGTGCAATAAGCATTAAACACAAACTGGGCGGTGAGTTCAGGATGGTGGACACTTCAGGTACTCCATTAGCTGATGCAGGATTTAGCACAACAACTGCACACAGCTATGGTTCATTCACAGCCAACAGCACGACATTGATAGACAACCTTTATGATGCTCCAACAGGAGAATCATTAGACTCTTCAGCCAATAATGCTATGGTGGCAAGTAACTTCAAAAGATTGAGTTACACTGCATCATTAAGTGAACCAACAAGTGAGCCAGCAGACGGCACACTATGGTACAGCACTGTGATAGACGAAGCAGACATCATGGCGCACAACGGAACAACTTTCGTTGGTTACAAAACAGCGTACTCAGACACGGATCCAAATGGACCACAGTTCAGTGCTACTGCACCGACTACACAGTCAGACGGAACGCCATTGGTAAACAATGACTTATGGATTGATACAAGTGATCTTGAAAACTATCCAAAACTATATAGATACAACACAGCGGCAACACTAAGTTCAACTAACACGTCTAACCAAGTTGCAGTAACTACAACAGGTGCGGCGTTTGAACTAATTGATAAAACAGACCAGACTACAGAAGACGGTATTGTTTTTGCTGATGCTAGACTGCAGACAACTGCAGAAAAGGCTGACACGACTGATGCAAACACTGCCGGTCCATTCAGCACAATCAAGGACTTGTTGACAGACGGATTCCTAGATCCGGATGCTCCAGATCCTACTTTGTTCCCACAGGGTATATTGCTTTGGAACACAAGGAGAAGCGGTTACAATGTCAAGGAATACAAAAACGATTACATCACAACTACGAAATATCCAGGAAGCGGATCAAGTGGTTTAGGAAACATCAGAGCAAGTAACGAAGCAGTTGGTGGATACTTCCCAGACAGATGGGTAACTAAGTCAAGCAACAATGCAGACGGTTCTGGATCATTTGGTAGAAAAGCACAGAGAAAAGTAATTGTACAACAACTTAAATCTGAGATTGACACAAACCAAGCGATTAGAGAAGACCAAAGAGGTTTTAACGTAATTGCTACGCCTGGCTATCCAGAGTTGATACAGAACATGATTAACCTAAACACTGACAGAAACAACACAGCATTTATTGTTGGTGACACACCTTTCAGATTAGGCGGCACAGCTACAGAAATAACAAACTATGCGAATAACACAGCTGGTGCAACAGACAACGGTGAAGATGGTCTAGTAAGTTCAAGTGATCATCTAGGAGTGTTTTATCCATCAGGATTCACAACAGACAATGGTGGTAAGGACATCGTTGTTCCACCATCACACATGATGCTAAGGGTGTTAGCAAATAACGACAACATAGCTTTCCCATGGTTCGCACCATCAGGAACTAGACGAGGAGTTGTTGATAATGCTACATCAGTTGGATTCATTAAAGCAAGTACAGGAGAGTTCGAAACAATATCTGTAACGGAGTCAGTGAGAGATTCAATGCACGAAGTGAAGATCAACCCAATAACATTCTTTTCAGGAGCAGGAATTGTAAACTTTGGTAACTTAACGAAAACATCAGCGAGTTCGGCACTTGATAGAATAAATGTTTCAAGACTAGCAGTGTTCTTAAGATCACAACTAGATTCAATTGCTAAGCCGTTTATCTTTGAACCAAATGATGAACTTACTCGAAACGAGATCAAAGGCGCAGTTGAATCATTCTTGTTAGAACTTGTTGGACAAAGGGCATTGTTTGACTTCCTAGTAGTTTGTGATGAAACAAACAACACACCTACAAGGATCGACAGGAACGAATTGTATGTGGACATAGCAATTGAACCAGTAAAATCGGTTGAATTTATCTACATACCTTTAAGAATCAAAAACACAGGAGAAATTGCAAAGTTAGGGAACTAATTTTGAATAAATAGGAGAAACAGATGGCAATATCAACTTTATCAAAATTTACAGTACCTTTAGCAAACGATCAAAGTTCAGCATCACAAGGCTTGTTGATGCCAAAACTACAATATCGTTTTAGAGCGATACTGGAAAATTTTGGAGTATCAACACCAAGATCAGAACTAAC